AACGGACGCTCTATAGTTCTCGTTATTAATGTCAGAGTAGTCGAATGTACTAAAATTATCAGCGAAGAATCCTGACTTAACTCTTGACTGCCCTTGGTTATCAGTAATGACTAGGGACTGAGTATTAGTTTCCAAGAAACTCAATGCAGTCCTTTCATACAACTCATCCAAACGTCGTTCTAATTTTGCGATATCTTTCATAGTATATCGCTTGTTTGGAATATAAGCTGTCGAAACGTCAGATGCACTGAATGTGTAAGGGCTCAAAGTAAACGTATATAGAGACAGTGAACCTACTGGAATCTCTGGTTCCTTTGGAGTTATACTAGGAACCCCCTGTATAACCTGTAGTTCACCAAACCCAATGCCGCTGTTTACTGCGTTCGCCACTAAAACGTCAATACGAGGTAAGTAGTATTCTATATCATTAATAGTGATGGCAGATGCATTCTGAGGTAACTCTGCGACTACGTTGAATTCTCCGGTGTAACCAAATGTTCGGGAAGGTCGGAAGTCTAATACATCTCTTAAAGAGATGGACTGACCTGTCGCACTGGTATGGTTAGGGATATTTTCATAACTATCGTCTGCATAAGATGAAGCAGAGAAGAACGTGCTTCCGCTTGGTCCAGTATGCGTATAATGTGTGTATGTAACCTTTATCTCAGATTGGTCACCTGTAGGTAAAAGATATCCTGGCTTCAAGTACACGACAGCTTCGTCATAGAAGTTATCACGTTGACCGCCGTCTAGATAAAACTGGTGAGTGATGTCTTCAGCAGCAGACCAATCTGTACCAGAACTATCTCTGAATAAAACTGATTGAAGAGAGATACCATCTACGGTATCTGTAAATACAGGACGTTTCTCCCAGTCTGTCGATGGAAGAGTCTGTGTTTTTTCTGCAACCGTTATTGTCTTTGTGCGAGGTGTTGCGTTAGAGACCTCAACGTAATATGCAATATCATGATTAGTGTTTGGGGTTAGACCCGAATATACACCCGCCATACTTGGTACTGATTCTGGACCAGTTAGAATAGAGGTTTCGGACTCTGCGATTATCCAACGATTATTTTCAACGCCAGACAAACTAATAACACCTTGACTATCAGACTGTATTCTAGTGTATCTCTGTACTGTATAGTTTGCAGTAATCGAATCATCTTTTGGACTGGTTCTAGGTAGCGGGAACAGCAGACTATTGTTAGATGACTCATGTATTGTGCTATCTACTAATTGAATTCTTGGGCTACCAGCGCCTGGAATATTATCCTGTAATGATACTGCATCAGCAAAACTATGATATCCTGTACCACCTTGTATTGAAGACATACGAATGTCAAAAATGTATAGTCGGTAACCAAATGAGTCGGATTGTATACCACGGACATTACAGTAACCTATTACAGATCCACCTGATGCTGCGTCGTAGATAGCCAAATATCCAAATGCGTCTAATCTACCGAAACCTTCAGATGAGGTCGGGTCGATATAAACATAGTTACCATATGCAACTGGTACTGGTTCGTTAAATGTTTGAAGAGTTTGTCTTGCTTTTGGTACGGTAATATCTGTTTGACCAAATTCTAATCGATAACCATCTACATATGCTATACCTTCAGAAACATCTAGATTTAAATTAGTGTTATCCAGAGGTTCGAATATCGCAGTAAACTTATCTACAACATAGTCACCAGACTCTTCTTTTGTTCTTCGTGCAAGCAGATCATTAACTCGACTGTATGCATCGAATGTACTTACTTCACGTGTGATAACACCTTTAACAACACGTGCGACAAATATAAAGTTTTGACTTATATCGACTTGATCGCGAGTAGTGGGTGTTAGTTTGATCTGATATCGATGAGCGCCTGGCGCAGTGATGTCTGGAACTTCGCCTTGGTTATCATATAGATTAGAATCTTCGCTCTCATCTACGATTGATTCTTCAATCACAAAACCGATATCTGCTGTCGGTTCTGTGCTATACTTGGATAGGAAAGATTCTCCGCCTTCCATATAAACAAAGTGACCCTGTACAAAGAACTCGCCTGGCGCAAAGTACGCTTTAGTGCCACGACCTGCTGCCGGAATTTCATCTTCACTGTCGTCGATTACAGTAAGAGTAGAATTATCTGGGCGAGTTAAAACGTCTCCTGATTGAACGCGAGGTGCTTTATCTGTGTCGGTTACATTTGAGGTATCTGTATATCTAACATAAAGAGTTGATGGATCTTGCTCTGGTACTGCATTATACGCCTCAAGGACAATAAACTGTATAGTACCGTTAGTTAGAGTCTCACCAACTAAACTAGGATCTATAACACTATTAGCATCAAGACGAATATATTCTATCCTATTATCAACTGTCGAACCACCTGGGCTGACTAGTGCACCTTCTGTAAATATGTTACGACCGAAACGTGCGATCTCTTCGTGTATTATTGTTTGTGATTCATTTAACTCACGTGCTTGAAGAGCCTTACCTGAATTATAGAGTACACGATAATAACCATCTTTCGGATCGTAAAAATCGCGGTAAGTTTCTCTGAACGTCTTATCTGTAAAATCTGCCATGATTTATCCTAAACGGTTATTACGATCTTGATATCTTCTTGTTGTTCTTCGTCGCGTCTGATTCTTTTTCTTGTCTCAATATATAGGACTTCACCAGAGAAGCGATCTATACCATTTACTGGAGACAATCCACCCGTTGCAATAACACCCGCAACCTGACCTTCTTGAACTACGGCCTCATTTTCTTCGAACTCGACAAACCCTGTCGATTCATTTTGATGGTAATGAACAACGTTACCATCGGACTGATCAACATATGCCTTGGCAATACTACTTCCGCCCGTTATAAGTTTTCCTGATATAAATGGTGAGGTATCTTCTAAGGTCAATGTAGGTAATACTTTTACCGAAGTTCCGGTGAACGGAGTAGATCCGTCTGGTAGTAGCGGAGATTTAATAAGACCCATTTCACGGAAAGTGTTTCGAGTGATAAATGTTCCGTTGACATTACCGTCTGGTTTGATACCTGCTAGAATAGAACTTGTTTTCAAATCATCTATAGGGTTCTTACCCAGACCTTCTGAGGTAGTTACTACTGGTACTGCCGTACAGTTTTCGGTATCGCCATCGGTTACTGTAAGCGAAGCGTATGTGTATCCAGAACCGTAGTCCGTCATTTTAATTTCAGTGACCTTACCATCAGCGTCAATAACAGCAGTAGCAGTTGCGCCTGATCCATCACCGACTACCGTGACCGTAGGTTCGGTTACGTAACCAAGACCTTGTGTTATTACCTTTGCACGGGTGACTTGGCCACCTACAGCAGCAAGATGAACATCACGCTGTAGGTCTTCGATTGAATCCCCACCGTGGTAATCTGGTTCTGTTTCTTGTATCGGAAAGTGGTTGGATGATAAGAACTGGTAGATTCGCTCCGGTGTTATGGAGTATAAGAACTTCCATGTATATCCATCTCCAGTTTCAAAAACTTTGGTATGGTCCCATGTGTTGGTAGGATCTATTGAATCTAGAAGATCTTTATGGTAGCCGTAATTAGGCTCGACCATAGATTGCTTTGGAGTACCATCTACATTCTTACCATAATCAATACAAACGTATACTTCTTTAGCATCGTTTAATACGTAAAATGGCGTCCATGGCTCTACGATATCCGAAGAAGTTGCGTCATCCCATCCAGTGTATATAGATCCCGATGACCAATTTACTCTCTTGGCAACGAATGTTGAACCCTCAATTTTCTTGATTGATTGTAGGTTATGTCGGAACTCTCTTTCATCACGTGGACAGTCTACTGGGTCTATAGTTGTTTCCGAATTTTCTGAAACTGGAAATTCGTCTGATTTACCGATACCAATATAGTAACTGTCAGAAGATTGCATATCTATCAGCAGATCCTTCGCTAAGCTCCTACTTAATGTCTGTCTTACAATTGCTGCCATGTTCTTATCCTACGCATGTTAGAAATATTATTCTTATATTTATAACGTTTTTATGAGTCATTTAAAAATTTGTTTAACCATGATTCTTTTTGATGATGATTCATCAATAAGTCTTTGTATATTACCGGAAGTTCATATGCACTACTTCTCCACTGGGAGACATGTTTAAGTGCTTCGTCCTTCAGCGGCTGTAAATATTCTTCGTAACTATGAACCTTCTGAGCACTTCCTTCAGTCGTCCTATCGATACAATATAAGTCGCTTGACATTGATAGGAAGTAACACAGATTTCCCTTCTGGTGTTCTGCTAATAACTTGTAGGTGTATGCGTGATCTTCTCCGTTACCAATATCTTCGTTCATTTTTATTTGTGCAGACTTACGACTCTGCAACATAATGAAGTCAACCGACACTGGACGTTCATCAATAAACAAATGACTTTCTTGTGGTCCTAAGTTTTCGTGAGGAGAGCACATCGATGTGCCCCATACACTTGCAAAGTAAGTTTCATTAACTTGCCAGTAATGTCCCGAAACCAATTCCCAACTGCAAATAGAATCACATGGTACCACACCTAGAACATCAATGCAAGGATAATGCTTATAATGATTCCACAACGACTGTAAGTATGACGGATATAAAAAATCATCTCCATCGATCTGAGATACAAAATCACAGTCACTTTCTAGAAATACATCTAGACATGCATTTTTACCACGGCCTGGTTTACCATTACTTTCCGTATTGACTACACGGAATGGTAAATTAAGTGCGCATACATCTTCATAGTATCCTTCATGAATACTATTTACAACGATCACCACTTCCCATTCGATTGGTTCAATTTTGATGACTTGTTGGGCAGATTTAACTAATCGTGCTAACTTAGGGATGTCGTTGGAAGTCAACAACGTTGTCATCAATTTCATTATTCTGCCTCAAAGAAGAATGTCTGAAATAATCTACCGTCGTATTGGTTTGAACCAAAGCCGGGAACTACACTGCGATGATAGTACATCGCATCATATAATACCAGTCGGTTGTAAATATTTTTAGATTCTGCAACAATGTCCCAGTCACCTTCAACCAACTGGAATTCATTAAAATCTACTGGACATGAATCTTCATGTTTCATAATTCCAGTCTGTCTATGTTTATAGATTGCAGTTCCGGAATCTAGAGGCGCGTCAGGCGTTAGATACACGACTCCCGCATAGGACATTTTATCGTGATGAATCCATGTCTTGCAGTTTTCGGTAGTGTATTGGAAGGAAGTGTTATAGTTGTCTAGTGGAAAGTATGTTATTGCTTTTCCTATGATCCCCTCTAAAGAGTTTTTCATAGAATCAACATATCCACCAGCATTGGTACATGGAGATGTTCTTAGGCCGGGATAGTTACCCGAAACATTAAAGTCTAGACTTAAAGCATAATCCCGAACTGAGTCGGGATCTGCATAAAAATTATCAATTACTGTAAACATAATATACCTGTATGTGGAACCCCCTTTCGGGGGTGTATTCAATTACGATATTTTACCAATCTTGACTCTTAGATTATTGCTATTGTCAAAGATATCAATACTGTTACTTGTGAACTCAATACGTTCATTGGGTGCTGTCCCTGTATTTAGTAGTCCACTCATATCCACAAATCCTTGGTTATTTGTCAACTCAGTAAAAGTGGAATTCGTCGTAGTATTTATTCTGTCAACTGTTGCCCTGTAAACACGACCAGTTCCAATATGCCAATAAACATCCCCAGCATATATAGTGTTCACTGTACGGAACTGTCTAATCATAGCTGATGCAGTTGAGTTAATGTTACTAGGTAGATTTGAGCTGGTATCAAACAATACTGCATTACCAAATCCTCCGACTGGACCCTGTGCACCTACTGAACCAGAAACTCCCTGTGGTCCCTGATCTCCAACAGCACCTTGTCCACCCTGTTCACCCTGCGCTCCAGTTTCACCTTGGGCTCCTTTATCACCTACTCCACCTTGAGGTCCTTTATCACCCACCCCACCTTGAGGGCCTTGGTCACCTTGTGGTCCATCCTCACCTTGGGCACCTTTATTACCTACCTCACCTTGAGGACCTTTATTACCTACGGCACCTTGAGCACCTTGGTCACCTACAGATCCTTGAGCACCTTTATTACCTACAGCACCTTGTCCACCCTGTTCACCTTGAGGACCATCTTCACCCTGAGCACCTTTATTACCTACCTCACCTTGAGCACCTTTATTACCTACAGCACCCTGATTACCTACTAGACCCTGTGCACCTTGGAATCCAACTGCTCCCTGACCACCTTGTTCTCCCTGTGGTCCGACTAGACCCTGTGCACCTTGGTAACCTACAGCACCCTGAGAACCTTGTTCTCCCTGTGGTCCAACTAGACCTTGGGCACCTTGGTAGCCTACGGGACCTTGACCACCTTGTTCTCCCTGTGGTCCAACTAGACCTTGAGCACCTTGGTAACCAACTTCACCTTGGGCACCTTGTTCTCCTTGTGGTCCAACTAGACCTTGGGCGCCTTGGAATCCAACAGCACCTTGGGCACCCTGCTCACCTTGCGGTCCAACTAGACCTTGAGCACCTTGGTAACCAACTTCACCTTGGCCTCCCTGCTCACCTTGAGGACCAACTAGTCCCTGTGCACCTTGGAAACCTACAGCACCCTGTGCACCCTGTTCTCCTTGTGGTCCAACTAGACCTTGGGCGCCTTGGAATCCAACAGCACCCTGAGAACCTTGTTCTCCTTGTGGTCCAACTAGACCCTGTGCACCTTGGAATCCAACCGCACCTTGGGCACCTTGTTCACCTTGATTACCTACTAGACCCTGCGCCCCTTGGAATCCAACTTCACCTTGGGAACCTTGCTCACCTTGTGGTCCAACTAGACCCTGTGCACCTTGGAATCCAACTTCACCCTGAGAACCTTGTTCTCCTTGAGGACCTACTAAACCTTGAGCTCCACGCTCGCCTTGATTTCCTTTATCCCCTTGTTCTCCTTGATTACCTACTAGACCCTGTGCACCTTGGAAACCTACAGCACCTTGGGAACCTTGTTCTCCTTGTGGTCCAACTAGTCCCTGTGCACCTTGGAATCCAACTGCGCCTTGAGCACCTTGCTCTCCTTGATTACCTACTAATCCCTGTGCACCTTGGAAACCTACAGCACCTTGCGGTCCAGTGTCACCTTGAGCACCAGAATCACCTTGAGCACCCTGATCACCTACAGCACCTTGGTTACCTACTGCTCCTTGTGTACCCGCATTACCCTGCGCACCAGTATCACCTTGAGCACCCTGATCACCTACAGCACCTTGATTACCTACTAGTCCCTGTGCACCTTGGAATCCAACCGCACCTTGGGCACCAGCTTGACCCTGTGCACCTGCACTACCTTGAGAACCAACTGTACCTTGCGGTCCTACAATACCCTGTGCGCCTGTTTCACCTTGTGCACCAGTATCACCTACAGCACCTTGTGGACCTGCGTCACCTGTAGCACCTTGTGGACCTACTGGGCCTGGGGTTGTACCTGCTGGTCCTTGAGGACCCGCATCGCCAGGCAATCCTTGTGGACCTACTGGGCCTGGCGTAGTTCCTGCTGGACCTTTAGGGCCTGGATCACCAGTAAGACCTTGACCACCCTGCGCTCCAGTTTCACCAGTTGCACCTTTTTCTCCTGTGGCTCCAGTTTCACCTTGTGCACCAGTGTCTCCGACTGCACCTTGAGGACCAACTAGACCCTGTGCACCAGTGTCTCCCTGAGCACCTTTATCACCAACGTTACCTTGAACGCCAACAGAACCTTGAAAACCTTGACTACCTTGGACACCTTTGTCTCCAACGTTTCCTTGTAGACCCTGCTCTCCTTGTTCTCCCTTATCGCCTTGAGAACCTTTGTCTCCGACGTTGCCCTGAATACCAGCAGATCCCTGTGGGCCTGCTTCACCCTGAGCACCTTTATCTCCTACTTCACCCTGTACGCCGGTAGAACCTTGTGGTCCATCTTCACCTTGTGCACCACGAACACCGACATTACCTTGAACACCGACAGTACCCTGTGATCCTTGGACACCCTGTCCACCCAATGGACCGACGTTACCTTGAAGTCCAGTGGACCCTTGAGCACCAGCTTCTCCTTGTGGTCCTATCTCACCGACATTACCTTGAACACCCTGTGGACCAACCGTACCCGGCGAACCTTGAGGACCCAATAGACCAACATTACCTTGAATACCTTGGAAGCCCTGTGGTCCCCGATCACCCTGAGCACCTAATGGACCAACATTACCTTGGATGCCCTGTTCACCTATAGCACCTTGTCCACCCTGTGGTCCTAGAGGTCCAACGTTTCCTTGAACACCTTGTTCACCTTGAGAACCCTGAATGCCCTGAGCACCTAATGGACCAACATTACCTTGGACACCTTGTTCACCTTGTGCGCCGGCCTCACCTTGAGGACCCAATGGACCAACGTTACCTTGGACACCTTGTTCCCCTTGTGCGCCTTGCTGACCTTGTGCACCTAATGGACCAACATTACCTTGAACACCTTGTTCTCCTTGTGCACCTTGTTCCCCTTGTGCACCCAGTTCACCGACATTACCTTGGACACCTTGTTCACCTTGAGAACCCTGAATACCCTGAGCACCCAATGGTCCAACGTTACCCTGAACACCTTGTTCTCCTTGAGCACCAACGTTACCTTGTGGTCCTAGTTCACCGACATTACCTTGAACGCCTTGGAAACCCTGAGCACCCCGCTCTCCTTGAGGACCTAGTTCACCGACGTTTCCTTGAACGCCTTGTTCTCCTTGAGCACCTCGTTCTCCTTGTGCACCTAATGGTCCAACGTTACCTTGGACACCTTGTTCTCCTTGTGCGCCCCGTTCTCCTTGTGGTCCTAGTTCACCAACGTTACCTTGGACACCCTGTTCGCCCTGAGCACCAACATTACCTTGTGGTCCTAGTTCACCAACGTTACCCTGAACACCTTGTTCTCCTTGAGCACCAACGCTACCTTGTGGTCCTATAGGTCCAACAGTACCTTGCCATCCTAGAGATCCTTGTGGTCCTATCGGGCCTGGATCACCCTGCGGGCCCTTTTCGCCGATATCAGTATTTTCAATTAATGTGTTGATGTCAGCGATTTGCTGATCAAGTGTTGTTATCAATCCTTCGTTCTGAGTTACCCGTGTACCTAAAGAACTTACTGTAGCACTATTACTAATAGCATCGCCTAGATCTGCACTTCCGATTGCTTTGCTTACAGAGCTATCAACGATATCACTAAGATCTCCTATAGTAATATCACCATCACCTGACAGTGTGGTTAGATCATAAAGTTCTTGGAAGTTTGCATTAATTTTTTCACTGGCTTCACGAAGAGTATCCCCCTTCCCGTCGTTGGCAGCTCCGCCTGTGTCTAGAATTCTTCTTGTCATTTTGGATTCCGTTATTAGTGGTCTGATGCGTCTAAAGTTTCATAATCTTGAGATAGGTCTAAACCTTCATCATCCAATGTTGGGGATTTCACGCCTGCCCATTCTGCGACTGTGGTGAAATCATCTACCAACTGCTGTAAAGAAATGTCATCATATTTGTCTAGTGTTTCTAAAGAACTCACGACAATACCTGTAGCAGTGTCTTTCTGATCCTGAGTTCGTTTATCAATATCGTCATTCTCTTCCATAGTAAGTAGAGAATATCTTGCTTGTACATGTGAACCCATCTGTCTGGTCTGGAGTTCGATAGCATAGTTAGGTACTTCTAGAGGATCTGTAACTTCTCCAGCTTCAAGACCAACCTCAGCAGAACTCTGAGTGACAGTCTCCACTGCAAGATAGAATCCTGCTGGATGTATCAGTTTTTTATATAACGTTTCAAAATCTAATAACGATAGACCTGTTCTCAAAAGAACTGAGAATATTTGATATCGTCTATCGTCTTGAATATAGTGTAGTGACTGAGGTCCAATTAATGAACCGCCAGGTTTATCATTCAAAATAAAGAGATCTTTCTTAGGATAAGATACTTCAACATCTTCATTAAAGAATGCTTTGAAAAACTGTTCAGTTGATATTTGTGTTCCTTTTGCTCGATATAAGTCCGCAAGTAATCTTGTCATTAATCGCGGATTCTTATAGAACGAAGCAGATTCTAATCCATCGCTAAGCTCAGAAATTAATAGATCCAAATATCGTAGATCTGTTGATGCAATGTTTCTTATATTGAACAATCTTTGAATTTGTTCGTCAAAAGAAATAGATCCGTCTTCACCCGTATACTTATAATACGTCTCTAGAAAAGAAACTAGTTTAGGATATTCTGTTTGATAAAACTCAGGTAGAATACTCTTTACTTGATTCTGGTGGAATTTAGGATTAATCCTATATTGATTCTCTAGAAATTCGGACATTATAATAAGACCTTAGTAGACCCTTGCTCTGTATTACTGATTACTGTAGATCCACTTGAGTCTAGTTTTATGATGTAATTCCTCAGCGGGGATATTGTGCTCTGGTTGGCTGGAGTTGCAGATATTTTTAATCCGCTGCTCAAGTAACCGTCTACATCAATACGAAGGGCCCTGAGATTCACGGTACCTTTAGCTGCATCATAGAAACCTGCATTGCTTAATTTGACATCTCCGTTGACATCAAACAATTGTAATCGGGTAGACCCCAGTTCATTTCTAACAAATACGTTTTTATCATACCACTTAAACATAGACGATTGAATAATATGATCATCTTTATCTGGCGAAGCGATAACGACTGGGTAGTTTATTGTAAAGTCTTTTTCCAAAAAAGTCAAGTCTTCTGACTGAGGATCTAGTGCTTTTCTAGCAACATTTAAATCAGTAACTATAGAATCGATGTCCAATCGTTGTTGAACTTTGACTTCCATCTTAGAGTTTAGGATTGCGTTGGAGTGATTGTCTATCAGAGTTAATAGATTAGATCGTCTGAATGATGAATCGAATGAACTCAATGTCAAATTTGTATATTCAGTAATAATAGATTCGACCGCAACTTCTAATTGTGAGGCAGGAATATTCTTGACTGGATCAACATTGAATCTAGTAACTAGTTCCAAATAAGTAATTTCAGGATTGACGAATTCTGTATCTATAGACATAATAGATAAGTTGGATGTCAACTGACTACGGATCAAGTTCTCAACCGTAGCTTTGGATTCTTCATTTATACCGTCAGCAAAATTTAAACTAACAAAAACTTTACCATATTGTGGGGGTATGTTATCATTACCACCCCATGTTGAAACGTCTCTTAAATAACTACCATATTTACTCATGATCATACCCGTGTAATCGTCAGCAGTAACCAAACGGTTTTGTGCAGAGAATGCCAGAGGCGCGTTCATCTTGATCTGAGAAATAGACTCACGGGAAGAACCTCCCGCTGATGCAGATACCAAAGATATATTAGTCGAGTAGTCTTCTCCCGTATATTCATTCAGGTTGAATTCAGAACCACCATTTCCCTCTACCCCAGAGGTAGAGATATACTCGATTGAAATTATATTACCTGCTTGTGGTCGCTGACCAAGCACATTACCGTCACCGAACAATACTTCATAAAAACCATTCATTGATTCGCGTACGATGTAAACACGAGATTGATCGGTAATCGTCGCAACTTCTTTTATATTGAAATAACTATTAGACTCGCTTGAGTTTCCGTTAGGGAATACCGATATAGACATAGTAGAAACATCTATATTATTATCTGATATGACGTATGGTACATCTATATTACTATCAGCCAAGAAAGTTTTTGTCTTGACTTTTCCTTCTACTAGTGTTACATTAGGAAATACAAACTTACCTGTGGTATCATTAATCGCTTCATAGGTTTGTAGTGTAAAGAACTCATAGTTAGTTTCGTCGATTGTGACGAAGAACTTGGACCCTGCATTTAGTGGTAAAGATGTGGGCGCATTATTCAATACTGTTATTTCAACATCTACCACCGCACGAGCTGCAGTCATCGATGTAGGGAAATACCCTAGACTCTCTGCATGAGATACGACGGATGAACGTAATTGAGATGTACTCAAGAACGATTCATTGATTGACATGTTTGCAATAAGACCATTGACGTGTGTATTGTATGCCAGCACATCCATAATATTAGACAGCCCACTTGCCTCAAAGTCATAATCTGCAAACTCATCACTTTGTTTGAAGTACGTCTTTAGTTTAGACTTGATATCATAGAAATCTAAGTCAGATGAATTAATAGTCATTTATCTTGTCCTTGCAATAGTTAGTCCTAGACTTACTCGTTTAGTAGATCCTATAACATCAAATACAATAACCACATTAACGGCATTGTAATCTTCTTTGATGGTAACTTCCACGTCTACTAATTTTGCTCTAGGTTCATGTGCTTCAATAGTTTGTCGTACTCTGTTCTCAATATCGGATGGTTCTAGATCGGTTGATAGAGAGAATAGAAAAGTTTCCAAACCTCCACCATAATACGGACGGAAAGGTGTCTTACCTCTTTCCGTCATTAATAAATTTTTAACTGATTGTTTGACTGCCGCAGCATCGGTGACCTTATAGATGTCACCTGTAGAAGGTTTTGCGGTAAAACTAGTATCGATATCTTTGTTGATTCGCTTAATCGATGTAGTGATCGGAGCGTTATATAGATTACCATCTTCTATTGAAAAATTCTTTGCCATTAGTCTATCAACTCTTTTTGTACTATTTATACAGGAATTGCAACATCGATTGGCGGCAATTCAGGTAAAGTTATATCGAATGAAGTTGGGATACCTATCATACCAAGAACGTCACATAAAGTCAAGTCAATAAAATCAAATATAGCACCTAATCCTATAGCATTGAAAAACTTCTTAACAATCTTAACCCAATCGAATAGTAGTCCTTTCTTTGCGTTTTCGAACCAATCCCTAGCCGCAGTAGTCAATTGATGTATCTCATCTTCTATACAGATAGTTTTCTTATCAATATCACCCCCGAACACATCCTTTAATGGTATATTGAATGGTGCGGGAAATGGTAGCGCAAGATCAGTGATCTGTGATAACATGTCATCTTTAATTTTAGTGATCTCTGCATCCATGTCAAAGTTCTCTATATCGGATTGTAGTTGTTCTGCCTGATCCTCTATGCGTTTTATTTCACGTTCTGCCTTGACCTTTGCCGCCTCTACCTGAGCACGTATCCATGCTGCAATATCAAAGTCTAACGGTATAGGTAAAGAGGGTAATCCTAATGGGTCCCATATCGCTTTGAACTTACCGATTAATTTATCGAACAGTTCAAATAATGATCCGGTAACAAACGCCATGATCTCGTTCTTGATATAAGACCATGTTAGTTTTGCCTTCCACTCACCACATTCCACACCAAACTCACCGTTGAAGTATTGGTACTCGGCTGGAACTAAGCTATAAAAGGTATCAACGATTTGATTCTTCGTTTCCTGTAGCGTATCCATCGCAGAGTCATAGGCATCTTGTTCTAACTTACCACTTTCAAAATCATCCTTCAGTTGCTGTAGACTTGCGCGGAACCCTTCGGTGTCTCCACTAATCTGTGCCTTGAGTCTCTCTTGTTCTTCAGCGGTAGATATTTTCAAAACATCTATGGATAGTCCAAGTATAGGCACAGTAAATGTCACTGGTATGATTGCACTGATAAGTTCCATGATCTTCATGGGAATGAATATATGGTAGTCCTGTATGAGTTCAGTGAATGCGTCTTCCGCTTCCTTTTCCCAATCTCGTACCTGACCTTTCTGCCACCACGGGGCCAGTAGATCACCAACTCCCTCTATCGTATCGGTAATCTCTTTTATCTGATCTTCTATTTCTTTCTGAATCTCCAGACCAATGTCCATTGATTCTAGTTTCTCAATCTCTGCGTCTAGTTGCGCACGTGCGTCACCCTCAGCCTCTCTCGCTTGACGTTTGAGATCTTCTATTTGGTCTAGTGTCTCTGTCTTCTGTGCTTCCAGTTGGGACTGTGCGTCCACTAGCATACTCTCCAAGTCCGACGGGATCTTAGAGATCTGATTCATCATATTAACATAATCTGCTTTAGTGGGTAGGTTCCCACCACCACAAGGTAAACTAGTCATGAGTTTATTTTAACAACAGTTCCGGATAAGGATATTTTATCGGACGCCCGTACTGTTACATTATTTGCAGAAATCTTCGCGTCACCTGTGACAATTATATTACAATCACCTTTAATAGTTATGTTAGCGTCCTTATCTCCTCTGATCTCTATATCACCCTTGACCCGTAGAACGTCATTCTCCTGTATGGTGGTATCACGACTACCGTCGTCTTGCATCTCATAGTATGTACCTGACCTATGTTCTTCACGGATACGCCCATTTGAAGAATCGTCATATTCTTTAAAGTGACCTGTCTCAGTCTCATACACTTTATTGTACGGATATGCATTCAATGCCTTCTCGTTTGTGTCATCTTCTTTCGGAATCGACCCCACAACCAACGGCAACTGAGAGTTCTGACCATCCAAGAAGATACCAAAAACCTGAGTACCCACTAACATACCAAGATTCTGTCCTTTGCCTTCATGTATTGCTGTTGTAACCGGAATGGTCACTTGTGCCCAAGGTAAATCTTTATCCTTGATCTCATCGTATACACCGTGCACTTTGACCTTAACACGTCCTAGTTTCAGTGGATCAAAGATATCGACCACGGTACCTAGGAACCATCGTGTATGGTCTCCATAATACTCAACAAAACTTTTAGGTATCATAACAATTCTCCATTAGATAGTTTCATAGCAGATAGAGTTAGTGTATATGTTCTTGGGGATATTGTATGTTTACATGCGAAGATTAAAAAATCACCCGACTTCTTTCTATCATATATTCTGTCTTTTTGCTCAGTGTTGGTATTACGTAAAAACCGTATATCGATCTTGTTACCGATAGTCTTGTTCGCGTTTCCGTCTAGGAATTCAACACCGTCAACGATTATGTCTATCTTATTATTAGTCAACATATACGCCATTGATCGATTGACGATATTAAGTTTATACTGTCCACTGGTTTCACTTTCCATGTAAGACTTTTGTGTATCGTATGCGTTTGTACCGCCTATCTGTGTGATCTTTCTGCTAGTAATATCACCCTTCGTATCATCTAGCCTAGAACTATCAAATATAGGAGTACCCTTATTAACAATTTTATCTTGTCTTAGTAACTTAACAACTTCATTATCGATATTAAAATCGAAGTCTACAACCTTATTCTTAGTTACATCTACATAAGAATACTTGGACCCTACCATACCTTCGCGAATCAATCCAAATATATTGTTGGTGTTCTTAGCTTGATGTCTCATTATTGTTCTATTGCGAGCGACTGTAGGTTGTTCATCATTACCAGATGCGCTTTCTGAAAAGGTGAAAGGCATATCTGGATTTATTTTTATTCCTGTCATCATGCTTCGGAGATCATTGAAGTTTAACTCTTTATCTACTAAGGTCGAGTACAAATAAAATGGATACCCGTCACTGGTCGATGCGCGGTTCTTAATCCAACACATAGCCTCTATCGGAGTTAAGTTAGGTACAATGACCTTCATTGATTGAAAGTCAGTAGATGAACTCTTAATATCTTTTGAAAAGAACTCGTTAGATATAGTCGAGATAATAGCACTAGGCTTGCCACTCATGGATCTATTCAAATTGTGTAGGTTAGATAGGTATCCGATATCTTCGATCAGATGAAAGACGAACATCTCTACATTATCCGATGTCTTATCAGCGCTGACTATCTTATCAATAAAGAATGTTTTGGAAACAACTCGTGTTGAACTGTTCTGCATACTCTTCAGATCTATAGTAATTTTCTCACCACCTGAAATATCTAATGATCCAATTATATCTTCTTGATCAACGTATGCCAGTGCGGCAGTTAGATAAGGTTTGTCGAGGTGTTCAAAAATGTCTATCCCACTAGTTGTACTGGATATCTCAATAGTTGGTTTAGAAGCAGAAGTTTCAAGTAATACACGCTGTATAGAAAGGTTATCAGAAAAGTCCTGTTCTGCTGGGGCTTTATCACTCATTACGATCTCAATGCTTCATTAAACAATGTTTGAATAGTGTTGATAGACGACGGTTTAATAACACGTATCTGTTTCAACTTATCATTTTCTTCAATATAGAAATCTAGATTGGTTTTTGGAACTGCACCTAAAGGAACACTCATATTACTTAGATCAAGATCGACTCTTTCATTATTAAGTACATAATGGTTCGCTGCAAGATATTCTTTGGACGCCCCAGTTACAGTAACCATATCACCCTCACATATGGCAACCTCGGCCACATGGAATTCTAAAGCACTTGATAACTTAACTACGATTTGACCTAGGTCCAAGTTCTTATGTACAATAGTACCCGTCGCGTTACTATCACCCCCAGTTATGGTAGAGCCTATAGTAAATGTATCGTGTATAGGTCCGGTGGTTGTTATAGTAAAGTTCGAGTAATCCGATTTTGCCTTTTCTACAACACCGCTATATTCTAGAGGCCAACCCTGTTCACGTATCTTATCATTCATTAAATAAAATGTCCAGTGCATATGAGGATTTCTATATAAAGTAAACGCAGTCTGATCTGGTCTTTCTCCACCTTGAACATAATAGTTTTGATAGAATGCTGAATTACCTTTAACATCATCTAGTATATCAACATAGGTTGCGATGTTTTGGACAACAGCCGATTCTTCGCTGTCGCCAAAGGAATAAAAGCTTAATGGGAAATTCTTAAAATATGACATTAGTATCCATCATCCTCCATAATATCTGCGCGGGTCAGTGTTCTCTCTTCGACGAAGTTTAATGATAGGTCGATTTCTACAGGTTGACCGTCTGGGTGAAATGCCATACTACTGGCATTGTAGTTAGTAGCGATTGACTTTAGGTAACACTTTTTCATTCGATTACCAACACGAACCGGAGATCCTTCTTTCGGTTGATACATAATATCTAATTCGAACATGTGTGGGAATTTATAACCCGCACTAACACCACCAACATCAATTGATTCCGGATAGGCATACATACGAAATCTTCGAATAATTTTCTTGACTGCCTTTGCTTCTTCAGCACTCTTTGCAATAAATTTGAATGCGAATGAAAACTCTCTTATGTTCACACCCTTGAATAATGCACGTACGTTAGGGTTCACGGTTACACCACCCACTAGAGATGATGCCATATTCGCCTCTGCGCTAACTCCGCCAGCCTTACCTATTCTCGTTGCCATCTTGTTCATCGCAAGTGCTGCCTGAGCACCAGATAGGTTACCCATAGCAAAATCCATGACTCCCGTCATTCCTTTTGATGCGGTGTCCGCTAAGGCTCCTAGGATACCTTTACCTCCACTGAATTGTTGGGCAAGTCCAGCACCTATAGCACCCAGTTCAGGTGTTGCATAATTAAGACCGTCATTTTGTTGCAGTGATACAGGTAAATACAACTTTACAGATTCATCGGTGTCTCTCATTTCACTACTAGTAAAGGATAACTCACCCCCTTTCTCGACGAATCTGTTATCAATAGCCTTCTTATTTTCTTTAGACTTTCTTTCGTACTGAGCGTCGGTTAGTTCTCCATCCCTTCTCTTAGTCTTTAATTCGTCTTCTTCATTTAATAACTTTCTATATTCTTCATCTCCCTGTAGAGTAGAAGCAACATCTGCAGCGCTAGAAGTAAGACCCGGCGGGACTATCTCAAATATTTTAAAGGATATGCTTGCGCCATACCTGTCTTGAGAATGGACAGGAAATATTAATTTAGATGGAGCTTTATCAGCAACATTCTGTGGTTGTTCTTCTTTCTTTGCTGCTTCGGTTTTTTCTTCGGGTGATAGATCGAATATTTCCGACAAAAATTCTAGTATAGCCATGAGGGTGAACCTATGTTTATAAATACTGTTTGACTATTTATACATAAAAACAATGAACTTAGTAAACGATACCAAATTCCTTACCGATGGATGGCCGCCTTATGAAGAAGGTCATGTTATACCAAACGACATGACCTGCCGAATGGTATATGTAATATTGAAGATGACTCGTTCCAAAAACATCTTGGAGATAGGATTCAACTACGGACACAGCGCATACGTTTTTCTAAACACCGACACCTCGCTTAAATATCATTCGATTGATATATGCCAATACGACCATACAGCGGTCAACGCTAATAAACTCATTGATATGTACCCCGATAGGTTCGAGTTCACTCACATGAGTTCACACGATCTCGACCCATCTAAGGTGTCCCACTATGATATGATATTCATTGATGGCGATCACAGCATCGATGGTATGTCACGGGACTTGAACCTATGTCAACAATCACACCCCAAGTACATTCTATTCGACGACTACGTCGGCCGACTGTCAATGGATGAGAAGATAGACTCACCTAATCCAAAAAGATTGGTACAACATTTTCTATCCAAATCAGACTTTCCATACGAAATAGAACGTGAGTTCACGTACCCTGCTACCGATCGTATGAACCACATGGTGTTATTAAAACGTGAAGACATATAAAGGACGGTTCAAACCAAAGAACCCAGAGAAGTATGCTGGGGACGTGGACAATGTCGTCTACCGTTCGGGGTGGGAACGACACGTTATGAAATGGTGTGATGACAGTCTGGACGTGGTACAATGGATGTCCGAAGAGTTGGTAATCCCCTACATCTGTGAGACTGATAAGAAGCCGCATCGATACTTCATGGACTTCGTTATCAAGTACAAGTCTGGACGTGTTGTACTGGTCGAGGTCAAACCCCATAAGCAGACCCTACGTCCTGAACGCAAGCAGGGAAAGTCCCGTCACACTCTATTGAACGAGGGTATGACGTACGTCAAGAACCAATCCAAGTGGAAGGCAGCATCCGAATACGCAAAGGATAGAGGGTATCACTTTGAGATATGGACAGAGAACGAACTCACCGCTATGGGTATCATGCCCAAGTCTACCCAACGTATGCGTACTAAAAAACCACTAAAGAAACTACCGCCGTTCAGAAAGAAGAAAAAATCGGTATAAATAGAAGTACGAATTTTTTACGGTAGCGACATGTCTAACATATTTCAACGATTAGAACTACAAGCGTTCCGTGCGGGTATTACTCCTCGTACCAAAGAATCGCGAGAATGGTTTCGTAAGAAGATCAAGAATATGCGCAGTATCAAGCGCGAGGCCTTGATGAAAGAAGATCCGTTGAAGCAAACGGGTCAAGAAATCGTTGGTAGTATGTACATGTTCTTCTACGATCCGAAACATAAAGATACATTACCGTACTATGACACATTTCCATTAGTCGTCGTAGTAGGTCCGGCAGAAGGTGGGTTCTATGGGTTGAACCTACACTACCTTCCACCTATCCTACGTGCGAAGATGTTGGATGCGTTGATGGATATCACCACGAATACTAAGTTCAACAGTTCTACTCGATTCAAGATGTCGTATGAGTTGTTGGTCAAGACAAGTAAGTTGAAGTACTTTAAACCGTGCTTCAAACATTATTTGAATGAACACGTACAAAGTAAGTTCGCAATGGTACCTGCACCAGAGTGGGAGATCGCTACATTCCTACCGACCGCAGACTTCCGTAAGGCAAACTCTAAGAAGGTCTACTACGACTCTAAACAGATGATAGGCGAATAGAAATGGCAGGAATAGAAGAGTTAAAAAGTAAACTGATAGCAAAGAATGGTATCGCAATGGCGAACCAGTTCGCGGTCAATCTACCTACCTTGGATAAGAATACCTCATCGGACACACTTAATGTCTTATGTAAAGAGGTAAGTCTGCCTGGCCGTCAAATGATGAGCCTGGATAGGACAGTCGGTATATTTCAAGAGAAGGTGGTGAATGGATTTGGTGTAGAGGATGTCACGATGACTTTCTATGTGCTGAATGACTATGGTGTCCGTAGATACTTTGATGAATGGACCAAGTTAATATACACCGACATAAAAAGAGGTGAGGTTAACTATAAGAACAACTACACCTTTGATGTCAACATTCGCCAACTACAAAAACCTTTAGCAAGATTTGGATTCGATATAGGTCCATTTGATATAAATCTAGATGTGGGAAATAAGTCTATATACAGTGTAAAACTAATAGAGGCGTTTCCAACATCTATTGCAGCAATCCCACTGTCTAATGACGGTCAATTGGTCGAGTGTACTGTACAACTTTCATATACCGACTATGAAGTAATCAAGGATGAAAGAGAGTTGTTTGATCCTAGTATCAATATAAATCTAGGTGGATTAATTTAATATACATTATAGGATAAATCATGGCATTACCAAAACTGAATGAAAACCCAAGTTATAGCATTGAAGTACCGTCTACAGGACAGAAGACTACATTTAGACCTTTCCTAGTAAAGGAACAGAAAAACCTCCTGATTGCATATGAAACACAAGAGCGCAAAGATATGGTACGTGCGATATTGCGAACTATCGACGCTTGTGTTGAAGAACCTTTGGAAGGTACATTGACTACATTCGATGTAGACTATCTATTTACAAAAATTCGTGCCAAGTCGGTAGGCGAATCCGCAGATATTCAGGTATCATGTAGTGAATGCGGTGAAGCAAATAAGGTTTCGGTTGAGCTTGATGACATTAAGATGAGTGGGGAGACAACAAATAATCTGATCGAAATTACTGATAGTGTTTCTATACAGATGCGTTATCCATCATATGAAGAGTTCTTGAACAATGATTCATTGTTGTCTACCGAAACAACGACAGAGGGTCTATGGGAGTTATTAGTCGTTTGTATGGAAGCAGTGTTGACAGACGAAGAACGAATCTCTATGAATGATCAGTCAAAAGAAGACGTGTCAGAATTCATTGACTCTATGACTTCAGATCAGTTTGCGAAAGTATCTGAATTTATCAATTCGGTTCCTAGCGTAACACAAGATGTTAAATTTGAATGTACGTCTTGTGGCCATGCGAATGAAAGAACACTAAAGGGGATGGATGATTTTTTTTAGTAAATCTCTCTCATGATAACTTGACAAATTACTATCAAGTTAACTTCCAGCTTCTTAACAACTTTAATTACTCACTGGAAGAGGTCGAAACAATGATTCCGTGGGAGAGAGAGATCTACTTAATGATGTTGATAGAAGACATCAAAGAGAAAAACGAAAGGGCGAAACAACAAGGATAATAAATGTCTACTCTCAAAGAAGTGTCCGACAACTTAAAATCAGTTGACCAAAAAATGGCATCTGTTAGATCGGGACAATACGACCAGAACAGATTGAATATTGATAATTCTGACAGATTGATAGCTGTTATGGAAGACGTTGTCATGCGTACTGGTCGTAGCGAAAATATCCTTAGTCAAATGTTTGGTCATCTTGGTTACATTAGACGCAAACTGCAAAAGGGCGTTTCTGTTGAAAAAGATTCTTTAGTCGTTGAAAGAGCTCCAGATCCGTCATTCGTAGGTCCGATTCGACCAGACCCTGTCGCCACAGGAGATTCTTTAGAAGAACGGAGAGAGCAACAACAATGGCAGAATGATTTGTTAGATGCCATCCGTGCTCTTTCAGAGTCTAAAAAGGATGATAAGAATGAGTCGGAGCCAAAAAAGGAAGGTCTTAGAATAGGAGAAATGTTAAGATCCGTAGGACTTATTGGTGGTCTCTTAGCCGCATCTCTCGGCGCTGCCTTCGGTTCCTTCATGGCATATCTAACCCCTGTTACAAAGTTACTGGGCGGCATAGCCAATCGTCTAGGTCCCGTACAAGGACTTTTCATTAGTTTCGTTGAGGGGATAAAAAATCTTGGAACTAGGATAAAGGAGATAGGTTCTAGTGTAGGTAAAACTTTAAAAAATGCATTCACTATTAATCCAGACGGTAGATTAGGTAAAGCCTTGCAATTTATGAAGGACTTATTTGGGGGTAAAGGTAAAGGACCTATAGGAAAAATTATTGAAAGTATTACAAAAACATTTAAGTCTGTTGGTGGATATCTGTCGAAATTCTCCGGTATTTTTAAAACCTTTGCTGGTCTTGCCGGTAGATTATTTTATCCTATCGCAGGAATTATAGTGTCGGTTAAGTCAGTATTCGATAGCATAAAAAGCGGATCTGGAATATTTGACACATTTAAAAATTTAGTTGACGACTTGTTTACATTTTTTGTTACTGATCTATTGGATATGGTTAAGGGCGCAATTGGATGGATTTCTGGAAAACTTGGGTTCGAAGGAATTCAAGAATATCTCTCCTCTTTTAGTTTTAGTGATATGTACTTGGTATTATCCGAAAAATTATTTGGTGTAATTGAAAGTATAGGTACCTATGCAAGTGATATATTTGGAGATCTCATCGGTGGATTTAAAAAATTAATATCTGGAGATTTCATCGAGGGAATTGTAGGTATCTTTACTGCTATTAATAAACCATTTAAAGATCTGAGGGAATGGTTGGGAGATATAATAGCAAGAGTTTTAGAGACACTTGCTCCTAAAAATTTAGCATTACTTGCAGCTGGGTCGGAAAACGCCAAGGGGTTTGATTATATACTGAAGGGAGAAACGATACTGAAGGGAGATGCGGCCGCAGTGAAACCTATGACTGGATCAGAATTGGATAAAGCAGTAAAAGAGAATAATAAAACAAGCGACAATCCAATAATTATACAGGATAACAGTAACAATTCAACCAACACTTCAGGTGGAGGCGGGGGTGAAACTCATGTACATACCGGAGTCACTTCAACTGACGGTGCAGATCCAAACATTTTAGCATTTGGTAGATAAAAAAAAAGGGAGTCCGAAGACTCCCAAATACTACCAAACAATCAATTAGTTTGGATTGGACATATTAATAATCGTTTGTACGATCCTTGCCTTGTTGGCAGATTTAGGTACAGACACTCCAAGATCACTAGCCCTTTCAACCAATTGAGCCTTTGTTAAGGACATCAACTCAGACTGATCTGGTTGAGTCGGAGTGGTAGGGGAAGTACCCCCACCCGTTGTCTTTTCCGGTTTACTTGATACTGATCGGTAGATCAGACCAAATGCGACTAATCCCGCTAGGATTAGAATAATCATATTAGTATCCATTTTTAGTCCTCCGCAGCCATCTGCGCAAAGTAAGACAGTGTATCGTCCGCTTCCGCTGCAACCAAAGGTGCAGCCTCAACAGCAGGAGAAGATACCACAGTCGGTTCTGACGCCTCACGCATAGGTGCCGCTTCAGCAGTCTGCGCAAGTGCCTCGTTCTTGATAGTTGCACCAACACCAGTTGCAAGACCTAGTACGGTCTCCAACTTGTTCTTCAACTCATCATAAGTCTTGAACCACTTGGCGTCGTGTGCATTCGGATAGTCCGGTACTACAAACTCGTTTAAGTCATATAGTGTGTTATACACCGCTTCAAGTTTAGTCTCATCTGAACCTAGGTATGCAGAAGGAGACTTGAAGTCTGACTTATCATAGTTACGATATCCCGCAACATTACGGATCTTCAGTTCGAAGTCAGCGCCAGCCCAAAAGTCGAATGGGTTTACTGGTTCTTCGCCAGGAAATTCTGGTTGCATCTGATCCATAATCTTATCAAAGATCTTCTTACCAAACTCATAGATGAAAGTCTTGCCGTTGTTGGCAGGGTTAGAAGGATCATTAATAACTTGGATGTTAGTAACGTAGTGTAGACGACGCTTCTGTCGACGTGCAGTTTCCTTATCCTCTTCGATACCGGAGTTCCATAGACGTGAGTTCAACTCACCTAATGGATCGTTCTGACCTAGAGTCGTTAGTGAACGCTCGATGTACCACTGTCCGGTTGGGCCTTTGAATGCGTGGTCCCAGTAACGTACCCACGGAAGATCTTGACCTTCCGTAGCAGGAAGAAAACGAATCACGGCGTAACCATTACCCTGTTCATCAACGGTAGGTTTCCACTTGCGATCGTCTTGGTATTTGTTGGTGTTAGATGCTTGACCGGATGCTTCGGTAGCAGCGGTGACAAGCTTAGAGATGTCCATAGACTTGGACTTTAGATTTGCAAAAGACATAATATTTCCTTAAATATAAACTTAAATATAAACAATGTATGAGATTACCCATAAGGGCATAACTATTTATACGTCTAGTGTATTCTGCTTTGGCAGAAAATTCAACTGACGTGCTTCACTCTCAAGATGTTCGACGATAGTTGGAGACAAGTACTTCTTGATGTCTTCCAGCTCTAATCCGTTCTTCTCACAGAGATGTACAATGGAATCCATGTACGACATTCTGTTTTGAAATACGAAACTCTCGATCATCGCAGAGAATGATTTCTTGGTTATGAACTTCTCTTCTGTAGTCTCATCCATTGATTACCTCAATCGCCCTGACATTATCAACGCGGAATGACCGCCATGATTGTTTGTCGATTGCGAATGCTCGAATCACAGACTTATTTACAGAAAAGTCATCCACTTGATTGACCTTAGCCTCCGATAGTTCAGGCATATAATCAGTTTGGAGAGTGCAAGGCATAATGCGTTCCTCACCATTGACCTTACTAAATGTTACCTGAAGTACGTTAGACCGAAGTTGGTCAACAATATTATCATAATTAAACATCGACTCCTCCTTAGAATCGTTCAAATTCAGCGTCCTCCGCTGTTGCTTCTTCATTAGACGCTTCTGAGTGTACTGCTTCAAGAAACTCTTCGCTACCATCTAGTACTGCAATGGTGTGTTCGAATGCTTCAAGTGTAGCGAGAACGTTCTTACGCGTCTCATCCTCTTCATCTAGACTCGCATAATCTTTACCAAAAGATTCTAGAGTATCTAGATAAACGCAACGCAAAAACTCACGCGAGATGAGCTCTACATCGTTACGAGTATATTGACCTAAATCAATTAGGTTCTCAGGCATTGGTGTGGACATTAATTCCATTCCTCGTTTTGGGTTGATTGATGGACATCGGAGAAGAGAGTGTTAACGAACTTATCTTCATCTCCCCAGCGTACATCGGATTTATAGTCTTGACGATCAAGACCTACTACTTCGTTCGCTAGACGTTGGTTTGACTTGCGAACCTTACTACGCTTCTGGACCTTGAGTGCTGCCGCACGAACCATTGCGTAACGTACTTCTTTACTTACTGCCATAATTATACCTTATATGTAGGGGGTTGTCAAGTGGCTAGAATCCATTATTTGGATACAGTTCATCTTTGGTTAACTGACCGCGTTTCTTCGACTCCTTCTTACGGTCGACGTGGGTAGAGGCGCGATTGAATCGCCTCGCATACTTCGAGACCGGATTCGACCGCTTGGTAGATTTCTTCTTCATTGTCATATGCCTCGTTTTCCCATGGCTGATCACAGTACTTCATATTCTCATACTCTTGACCATCAAATATCCATTTATAGGACATCACACCTTCATTCAGAGTTAGTCCAGTATGAATCAATCGACCACTTAGTATCTGTACTGCATGAATCATCTCATGGGCAATGTTGATTTTCATTTGTTTCTCATCGACCCGTTTGCCTTCGAAGTACTCAGCGATAGAGATATCAACTTGATCCTCATCGCCGTCAACTAGTCCAGCGAACGTACCTAGGTCATTGACGAATTCTAGCTCGACGTGGCCAGGCATGGTAGAGATTCCTAGAAACTGTGCAACCTTATGAACATAGGTCGACATCTCATAACTGGGTGATTCTGCAACATCAACATTTTCGGCATACTTCATTTCAGTTCTCCGACCTAACACTAGCGTCATAGTTGTCATCACTGTCATAATCAAATAGACTAGACCAAGTACGAAGCTTGAACAACTTTTCTGTTCGCGCCTCCTCAACCGCAGTGTACGACACTACTTCCCATTGTTGTAACAACTCAATCATGCAAACAAGGTCGCCGACCTCTTTAGCAAGTAGAGACAGGTTGTGTTGATCCTGACCGAACCGCTTTACCTTCGACACTCTTTGAATGACCTCGGCACATTCTTCTTGCAGAATGGTGAGCAGTTCGGTACAGCTATCGTTATGTCGTAACATTAAAACTCCACTCGATCATGAAAAGGAACCGCACCGGAGAACTCAGCTCCAGTAATCTCACGAACCTTGTTTCTAAAACGACTGTCAGAAGTAGCGACGAACGTACCACCCATCATCGGACGTTCTTCACATAGATAGGTTGGACGTACGAAACAGGTGCCGCGAGCGTAACCATCGACCAACTCGACCGCAGGGCGACCCACAGTTGGTTCGAAAGGACCTTCGATGTTCACTATAGTCACTTCAGTGAATCGTGAACTCATACCACCAGCAGAAGAGTCGCGGTTATCTGCTCGATAAATGTTTGCAATTATACCCATATCAATATTCCTAGTGAAATGTTGCTTGTTGAGCTTCGAGTTCCTGTTCGATAAGACTCATCATCTCATCGTTATTCAGACCCATCGAAGATAGTGTCGCTATTGCAGTAGTAGAGTCGATGACATCATCAAGGAAAGAATCCATGACATCACGAACTGCCTCACCAATCTCGCCAGTGGCGAACCACGCTACAGTACTCATGACTTAGCCTTAACAACTTTATTGTTCTTGAATTCAGTACCAACTGGACCGACCAACTTACCGACCAACCAGAAGTCTTCTGCTTGCAATTTAGAAACGTCGTTAGAGTAACCTTCTTGAACGAAGTCTGGACCTAACTCGTTGTAGTTGTTAAGGAACTGAACAGCAGCTTCGACAGTGTCGAAAGTCTGTGCATGGTGATTGTTTGACATTTTGGGTTTTGCGTAGAACATAATTTAAATCTCTCTCTTCATTAGTTTATGTAGCCATTGTACCTGTTTTTGAAACGTTTGTCAAGGGCTTTGCTTAATTTTTTTTAGCAATTGCATGTAAATATTCACGTTTCAGGAACCACTTGTATTTTGCAAAGTAATCCTTTGCCTTGTAGTCTGGACGTTTACCTGTGTAGAGTTCAACCTCATCACAGTGCTCGAACCACATTAGATCACACCAACGTCTAAAAGTCATATTATGCCACCAACTGATAAGGTTTGTTGAACTGTCCGACGTTGATGTCGATGTAGTGACTTCTGAAGAAATAGTCAGTCGCGCTGTCGTCTTCACAGAAGAAGTCAGGCCCTTCCATAGCAGCCTTTAACTCAGTTAAGAACGCAACAACTTCTTCGTTGTCGTAGTTTTCAGCAATCCAGTACGGATTGACCTGAACGTAGTCACGAGGACCGTACTCACTGACAGGTAACGCTCCGATGATATCGAGAGCACCACTCTTAATGTTACACACCAAAATGCTGTGATGACGAATGGCAAGAGTGCCTTTCATGTTGTACTTCTTGAGGACCGCTTTGATCGCGGGGGTTAATTTCTTTTTATCTTCTTGACTTACATATGCCATAACAAATTTCTCTCTCATTAATTTATGTAGCTATTATACCAAATTCTGAATAATAGTCAACACTTTTTTAGCTATTTCTTAGACCGATTTGATATAAGGGTATTCCAAAAAGTTCTTAACCAACCACCCTCTTCCCACATCAATGGTATGCGCTCTCCCAGTTCTTTCTCTTCTTCCATGTGTAGGTTGACGTATAACAGCAAAGCGAGGAACCCAAACAAACCAAAACCGATTATGTCGTAAACCAGTTCCATTACTTCACCCACACATGGTTGTATTTCGTAGGAAGAACTTCACACGTGTAGCTATCGTTCTCAGCATAGTTGATAACCTTGACACACTCTCCAGTCATATTACTAACATGAACATCGGGCATATCAATAACAGCAGTACAATAAACAAGGACAAGGGATACAGCAACAAGACTAAAAACAGTTTCAGACAAACCTTTCATAAATCATTCCTCTTCTCAATTTCAATACAAGTATTATAGATGTTTTGATAACAAAAGTCAACACTTTTCTTAGACCAATTTGTTATAAAACAATCCTTTCATATAACGGATCTTCTTCCAGAACTTCGAGCAACATCTCCAAACGATTCCTATTCTTGACTAGAGGTTCCTTTAGATAATCAGGCAGTTCTTCATAATTATCATCTTCCATTAAGTAGAGGACTCTCTCCAAATCTTTAGTTAACTCATCGTGTGCTTCCATTATTTCATTCATTTGAATTCCTTATGCGACAATTTTTATAGGAGCACGTTGACAAGCTTTCAACCATGCTTCAGGTGATTTGATGATAGGTCTGGAAACTCGTAACTTTTTTTCACGGAAACATTTCTTCAACGCCTTAGCTTCCTCGCGGCCTAGAAATCTTGAGACCAATCGAATCAGGCACTCACGGAATCGGTAATCATGTTTACTAAATCCAGCAGCATGTGCGAGTTCATGTAAGACAACGTACTTGTTCATGCCACTCTCACTCAATCGAATTAGTTCCCTATAGCAGACTCCGGATAAAGAGTTCGATCTCATCTTTTCTATCCGGACAGTCTTACATGCAGATCTCAGTCCAATCGCTGGATCATTTTTATGATTGAAATTCTCCCACAATTTAGATTTTAGTACACGTTTTGCAAACGTCCGACACTCTTTTAATGTGAGTTCTTTTGTTACGTGAGGGTAGTTGGCTTCGAATTTCCATTCTGCATTATAAGTCTTGCTCCTCTCAGAATCTTTCCATCCATGAGAATTCTTTCGAACTGCATACTGATAATACTTGTATGCGATTTCTTCATCCATCACTTTGATAGCATCACTGTAGTAGTGACGGTATTTTTCATTCCAAACTCGATAACCCATAAATCTCTCTCTCTAAATTATATCAAAGGACATTGTGTGCATTATGCGTCTTCCCTTCGAGGAAGTTACACTTTTATCACCCGACCACATGTCTATAACGTGGCCACATGTAGTCACCATCTCATCTTCATTAGACGTTAAGATTTCGAAGTCTCTAACTATCTCTTGATTAGTGGTAATCGTTAATCCAATGCATCTGATCTTCATTTCTCTTCCTTCTTTGACTTTATGTAGCTATTATACCACAGTGAGTATTAGAGTCAAGGGCCTATGTGACCTTTTTTCTCTTAGAAGGCGTCTTTTTCTTGACCGGAGTTTTCTTTTTGGTCACGGCAGGTTTTTTGGCTGCGACAGTTTTACGCGGCTTCCTTTTGGGTTTGACCGCAGTTTTCTTCGGCATCACAAATTCTTTTCGAAGGAACTCATTCACAGAAAGACCGCAGTTTCTCAACTCCTTTTGGAAACGAGTGATATCTTCCATCCACCACCCGTGTGGAGTTTCTAAGAACTGACCGTAGTGGTCCATGATTTCATTAGCGAGTCGGTTGCACTCTTCGGTGTCCTTGTCGTAAAGGTACCGGACCTTTCGGTCATAATTCAGTTTAACGATCTTAGGCATTGTCTCTCCCTAGATTAGTTTGTAGACTTTCTTCATGGTGTACTCGCGAGCAGACGCAAACGGTGCCTCGAACCAATCTGAGGAACCCATCACTTGAGGAGCAATACCATACTTCAAATATGCATTGACCAACTCAGCAACGTTGTTCGATTCGCACACAGGGCGCATCTCGTGTTCATCGTAAAGACGAATCTCAGAGCCGTCTTCAGTACAAGAAATATAATCTATCATGCTACTTCTCCAAAAAATATACCAATGGGTGAACCGTTAGGACTACGGTATCCAAGCTCATGAATATCATCAACTCGAACCTCTTCACGGTAACCGTCTTCCCATTTTATTTCGACACTGTCGCGACCAACTTGACGATCGATTAGACCGTGTGCGATGGGGTACATGGCACCCCAGTTACCTTCGACTTTCTGACCGATTAAATTCATGCGGCACCTCCAATAAATGCATAACGAGGATTCTTACAAAACATTCCGATCTCATCGAAACCTAGGATACAGAAACCATCTAAAGGATCGGTACCCGCCTCATACTCAACCAGTTCGAAACCGGTACGGAAAGTTTTAACGTCTTTGATGTCTACTGGGATAACTTTCATGGCGACATCGTACTCTTCCTGTGTTAGGAAGGTAGCGTCTTCGTTGGTTTCTGTGTTGTCTGTCCAGTTCTCATTAGTCATAATCAACTCTCTATTCATTAATTTATGTAGCTATTATAGCATATTAAGAGATAAAACGCAAGGGCTTTAGCCAAAATAAATGGCTTATTTTTAGAACTTTTTGGCATAAGGATATAACTTTTTCGTATAAGGGACGAAAAAAATAGAGGAGTCGTCCACGTACCTATCAGTCGGAATCTTCGAAAGACCAACTCCCCTCCAAACTATTAACTGGCGAATCCAGTACCGTCACACATATAACAGTCTTCATCTTCGTAGTCATCGTATCCATATCCCGAACACTCTTGGCATGTCTCATCGAGATCATCTTCAGAGTAGTCGAACATATCCTCAATGTTCTCCATTACCATCAACTGAGGATTGAAGGTCACCATCTTAGTGGTCATCTCCACGATGCGATCGATGGCAACATGGAACAGGTCGTTCTCATACTTACCTTCATAGAGTCGACCCGTCGTGTAGGGTAGGACGTACTCAAACAACTCCTTATCGATCGCGCTTTTCTCGCGTAGGAACTTTAGGGCACCGGACGTATTGTTACCCATACCGTTGTTATAGAAATCATATTGCAGACGACCAGCCGCGCGGATCATCTCACCAGCGACAGTGTCACACTTGCCTTCGTTAGGTACCAACTCTGCAAAAATTCGTTTAAACGTAGCGCTCATAATATACTCCTTAGTAGACGTAGGGTTCGACTGGGTGACCAGCCGCGAGCATCATTCCAGAATAAATGAAACCCCAAATCACAACTTGACCAAAAACAAACTCAGTTAACTGACTCATTACGCATACTCCTCTTGATACTCATCGTAAGTTAAATACATGTCGGTAGTAGGATTAAGATAGGCACCTTCACGTGCATCATAATACAAAGCACGTTGACCATCATAAAAGAATGGACCCTCAAGACCTTCACGTTCAACGTACTGAGCGCGAAACTCTGGAGTGATGTTTAAAACTCGATAACCCATAAAAACCTCTTTCAACTCGACTTTATGTAGCTATTGTACCACATGTTTCTACAACATGTCAAGGCATTATGCTAAATTATTTTTTGGTAATACTTACAGTTCGTCGAGCATATCGATGAAATCTTCAATATGCATATATCTCAAAATGATACCTTTCTTTGCACATCTCTCGATCCACTTATCGGCATCAACTTGTATATTTGTTAACTTACGACGACCTTTAATACCTAGCGATAATAGATTATGATGATCGATTAAGATAATAACATGGTCTCCATAACAACCTGCTTCAGCGTTACAGAAATGATGGTCTAACTTGTCGGTGTGGGAACCGAAATCACTTAACTGCTTGAGTTCAAGCCAGTAAGGAGTATCGTCTAATGCGACTCTGAAGTCACCCTTTCTATTAGAGTTACCTTTATAGTCGGTGTATCGAGGTTGCTTTTCATAAGGGATGAGATGAGATTTTAACACGTCTTCGAAACGATCTTCAAATTCCCTACCTGCTTTAGATCCTCGTCCACCAGCAGTTAGTGAAGCGGCACTTGATCTCGCCACCACCCACTGCATGGTTTCTAGATTTAATACGGGTGTTTCTTGCTGTGTTGATACTTTCATATTATATTACCTTTGGTTATGGGTTATGAGAACACTGGCATATCGCACGGGCCCTCATTTAGAAAATAGTTAAATTGTTTTTGTCGTATTATTTGATAGCAATAGCACCTACGAAAAGATGGTTCTGCCAGAAGGGTTGAATCTTGGTAGAACAGAACCCAGCAGTCATACAGAGTGAGTGCAGTTCATTCCAAGTTGAACACTTCATCATTGAACGTAGCTCTCGTTCTTTTGATAACAAGTCATCAGCATCGAAGTTCTTAGACTTGTGATCATAGAATTGGAATGTCATGATTTCCTGAAGACGAGCATCTCTCGCCATAGTTTTCTCTGCAAATATGAATGCGCCACCTGAGTTCAGACCGTGATATATTTTCTTTACTAAGTCACGTCGTGAACGCGGCGGCATGAACTGTAGAGTGAACAGAGAAGTAATAAGAGAACAATTCGCGAATGATGCATTACGCACGTCCATGTTATGAAAGTCTACATCACCCAGACCCTCATTATCAATCTGCTTGTGACGAGCATTCATATCATCAACAAATCCGGATGCGTACTCA